TAAATCTTCTGTAACTGCATCAATTGTTGCATATTTTGATTTATATGTGATTCTTATACCAGCTGAGACATCAGCTCCTTGATATGTATCATATTTTTCTTTTGTTTGTTCTCCAGAAGAAGCAGTATCTTCACATAAAATTGCCAATCTATTATCATCGTTATACCAAGTAAAATATTGATTTGGATATGTTCTTTTGTCTGTTGCCATATAATTCTCCTATGTTAACGAATCATTTGTTGTATCGCTATCTGAACCCATGCTAGTAACAATCCCATCAGAATCTCCTTTTAATATTTTATGAGGGTCTGCAAGTTTTGGTATCATAACGTATCTATCATTAGTATCTTTAATTTCAACTCTATCTATTTGCACAACATCATCATGAAGTGTATACCATCTGTCATAACCAATTAAATTTGTTGTTTTAGATTCTGTATTGTTTCTTTTATTTGCAGCAATATCATCAAGTGCATCATTAATTAATTGAAACATATATTGCTCAGGCTGTCTGCCAAATAATTTTTCAATTTGTTCTATAATATTTTTTGCTGTCATTATCTAGCTCCTTGTTCTTGTTGTTTAGGCATTCCTTGAGCTATTAACATTTGTATGCCTTTATCGTAATCTTGTTTTAATGTTGATATAATTGGAGCAAATAATTCGGGGTCTTCTTCGCTAATCATTAAAGATTCAGCTACTTTAATAGCTGCATATAAAACAACTAAATATTCAGCTTCATCTGGAAAGTTAACAATAGACGAAACAGCTGATACGTCAACAGTTGGAAATGCTACATGATGTACTCTTGCAGGTTGACTTCCAGTTGGATTAGGTTTTACAAATAATTTTGGGTCTCCTCCAGTATCACTTTCAATCCAATATACAGGGTCAGTTGCACTTGCTTTATGCAAACTGCTTGAATCTTCTGTTGAACCTCCATAAATTGGATTAATTTCTCTACATCCTATTTGATAACCATCATCAGCATTTTCACGAGTAACATGAAATATTTTTCCAGTTGCATCTAAATCCATAGGAGTAGAAGAAGTTAATGAAGTTATTGTAGCACATTCTATTTTTAATTCTCTGGGAAGGATGTTAATGATTTCTTTAACTGCATCTGTTGCAAAACCATCCATTGCTGTTTGGTTGTCAGAGTTATCAATAAATTCTGATGTATTTACTAAATCTAATATTTGTACATCAAAATTAGCCATTATCTTTTACCTTTGTTCATTGCCTTAATTGATTCATCAACTGTTGTTGAATTAAATTCAATTTTTGTTTGTCCGCTCCAAGTTGTTCTCATATTTATATGGTCTGATACTTTTCCTGTAGTTCCAAACACATTTCCACATTCACATTGTTTAGTTGTGTTTTTTGGTACTTCGGTTTTTCTTGAACACTTACTGCAGTAATATATTCTCATTATTTTCCTACTTTTTTTATAGCTTTTTTATGAGCAGCACTAAAAGTTTTTCCAGCCATCATATCTTTTTTCATTGAACTCATATGTTTTTTTGTATGATGTTTTGAATGTTTTTTTAAAGTTTTTTCTTGTCTTTTTGTAAGTCCACCATCTTTATATTTTGGCATTTTACCACCATCTTCCATATATCCCATTTTATTTCTTACTTTTTTAGGCAATTTAGATAAACCTGGATTTTTTTCTGCGTCAACAGCTTTCATTGCTTTTCCGCCTTCTTCATATTTTTTCATTCCAGTCATGCCGCCATGTCTGTATTTCATTTTCATTTTACCACCGCCCATCATCATAGGCCTTTCCATTCCTATCATATTATATCCAGTTTTACCACCACCTGCATACATTTGTTCGCTTCTTTGAGCTCCGTCTACTACTACATAATTAGGATTTTCTGAAGCTAATTTATCAGCTGCTTTTTCCCCTTTATCATCATAAGACATTTCAGCTACAACTTCTCCTGTCATTCTATTTTTTACTTTTGGCATTATTTTTTACTCCTTTTCCTTGCGTCAGTTGTTGGATAATTGTAATCATTTTCATTCGGTAATTTACCATTTTTGTTTATATATTCCAATACTGGCTCTGTTTTACTGTTAACTGACTTTTTCTTAATTATATACTCTCCACCTTCAACTTCAATTGGGATACCACCCTTATCATGTGATGGCCCTTTTAACTTACCTCCATGATTCATAGATTTTAAATGTTTATCTATTTTTTTAGATTGACGTTTATGCATTTTTGATGCTTTTAAAAGTTCTTTGGATACTTTTTTCAATCCTTTAACAGAACCACCTTCTTTCATAATATCTAAAGTCTTAGGATAGCCTTTTTCGCCAGGTTTTGCTGGACGTTCTCCTCTTTTACGTTTGGCATGTATATTTGCCCATAATCCTTTTTTTTTAGCCATTATTTACCTCCTGTAGATTCATAATCTGAACCTGCGTCCATATTAGTCATAGTTGCATTATTTGTATTAGAAGACATATCATATACTGTTGTTCCATTAGCATGTTCTAATCCATCTCCCATTCTATACCATGCTTTTAAATTACTAGAAAATGATGATTCTATATGATTAAATGGCTGCCTTCCGTTATATATTGTTTGAATTTCTGCTTGGTTTAATGCTTTATCATATATAGTTACTTCTGATAATTTCATTGGATAAGTTGCTGTAGTAGTATCAGTTCTATAAGAAGCTATAGACATATCTCCGCTATTTTCCATTGTATCAGTATGAGCAGAATCTGCATCATCATATTGCCCATTAATATATCCTGTGCTATTTCCACTTCTAATAGAAGAAAATGCAACATGAACCCATTGATTTTGCAAGGTATCCATATCAATAGTGCCAGTATATGAAGCACGATAATTACTACCTATTTTATTAAAAAAATGCATTTTAGGAGGATTAGCAGTATTAAAACACCAATTCCATCTTTTATTATCGCTTTCCCATTTGCTAAGAATACGAACATCATGAAAATCAGGTGCTTTTATCCAAGCTGTAAATGTAAAATCTCCAGTAGTTATATGATTTGTAGCTGTTGCATCAATTAAATCATTAGTTCCATCAAAATCTATACAATATTCATCTCTAAATGAATCTCCACTCATCATTATTTTTTTTGATTTAAACATTAATCTTTTACAAATCCAAGTCTTAATGTTATAGTTGCACCATTATAGTCATTAGTTGAGCTTGTTATACCATAAGCATATAAGCTTGTACTGCCTGATGCAGCTTTAACTATTGCTCCTATATTATCTTTGCTAAATACTCCAAAATAACCATGGTCAGTAACATATGTAACATCTGTAATACAACATATCCCATCTAATACTGCTCTAGTAGATGTATCAGCTCCTATTGCATCACTTACAGAACCTATGCTAGTTGAATCTGATGTAATAACAAGTTTAAATCCTCCTGTAATATTAGCTCCATCTCCACTTGCATCTGTTGAATTATCTGTTACTATTGCTACTACTGATTGTAAAATTCCTGCACCACCATTTACAGAAACTGCATATGGTATTTCAGTTACATCAAACATTAAATCTCCACTTGTTCCATCTGAAGTTAATGTTGCTGAAATGTCAATTAAATCAACATCCATTTTGTTGAGTTTTTCTACTACTGTATACTTGTGTATATCTGTTTGTGCCATTTTATTCTCCTTGTTTGAGTGTACTTAAAGCTCTGGCTTGAGCATGAACGTACTTTTATTATTAAAATTTTTAGTAGATTCGGGAGCCACCCTTTATACGATAGCTCCCATAGTTCTACAAAACTATTAATCCTTATTGATTCGGATTAAGCAGCATCAGTATGGAACAATGTATCTGAACCACAAGCAGCAGCCATGCCTTCTACATACCAACGATTTCCGTCAGTAAATATTTTAACATGGTCGCCAGGACTAGCTGCAGCAGTAAAATTGATAAAATCATCATTATTAACTGCAACATCACCTGCAGCATCTGCAATAGATGCTATAAAACCTACGATATCAGCTCCAGAACCAAAGTCAATATTAACTTTTTGGCCCATTCCACCATCAGAACCATCTGTATCTTCAGTTACCCAAACTTCACAACACCAACCTACAGGTAGGTCTGCCACAGTTGGCAAATCTAATTCAGTTGTTGCAGTTGGATGCACTAAAAAGACAGTTCCACTATCTGCTTCAGTCACCGTATAGTTCTCAGTAATTTTTTTAACTTTTTTTACATAAGTACCAGTTAGTGAACTGTTTTCATTTAGATAATCACTTCTCATTATTCATTCCTCCTTAATTTAAGTCAGTAAATGAATACAACATGTGAGTTTCAGGGATTGTAATTTCAAGACCTGCTTCTGTAAGAATCATATCTTTTCTTAAATCCTCATCTGCTTGTTGCACATTTGTTGTTATTGAAGTATCTCTATTTAACCCGTTTCCAACAAGAGGTCTATAAGCTAATTGATTCATATCAGCTAGTAATAACATACCACCTGACATACCTCTGAATAATGGCTCTCTAATTAAATTTAAATCACCATGTACAGTATTAATCATTTGAACTTTATGACCAAACGCACCATCTCTAGCATTCATATTGTATTGATATGCTGGATTGTTTGTTGTTCCTGCAGTATCACCAGCAGAAACATCTTGGAAGCTATTAGCTCCAAGCTTGTTGAAATAAGATATTACAGGTAGACCTGCTAAAGCAAGTTTACTTGAACTTCACCCCTTGCAGGGTCAAAAAAGACTTCCATATCAGATAATATTGTATCGTATGTTATTGAAGTAGAAGCTGCTGCAGCAAAATATGGATTTCCTGAGCTATAAGATAGCGAACCAGGAGTTCCTGCTTGAGTTCTAACAATAATATCACCTACAAGACCAGCTGATGATTGTACACCATTTTGTCTTCCTTTTTGTCCAAATAACATTGCTCTTTCAATGTCTACTTTGTGTTCTCTTAGTTTTAAATTCCAGATTCTTTGCCATTCATTTGCATATCCTCTGTAATTAGTAGCAATAGCTGTATTTGTCATTTCACAAGCTGTTTTAAAGATTTGGGTATATCCAAAGTCATCGTCTAAAGATTTAGACCAAACATCAGGAGAACCTGAACCTTCTTCAAAAGCTGTTCCAATGATTTGAGCTTTATCACCATCTGCAATTGCATCATAACCAGATTCACTTGAATTACCAACACTTAAACATGTAACTTGACATGTTGATTGTGTTGTTTCGTGTGTTACTG